ATTTATGCGCAAATAAAGAATTATTCAAAGGCGCAGGAGCTGTGGCATATATTCATTTATACAACTTTTTGAAAACAAAAAATCCAAAAATTGAAATAGAGTCATTTCCATCATCCGATGATTTTTTCCAAAAACAAAACATGTTAAGTACTCCTGGAAACGATAGTGAGACTATGTATTATGTTATGGTGAATGAAAATGATCCTCCTCCTTTATTCTATAATGAACCACAAATTAGATTTGGCGGTAATAAAAAAAATTCTAATTCTAATTTATTTAAAAACATATTTTCTGTAAAACAACACAATACTTCATTCATGTTAGGTGGTGGTGGAAGTGCAGAAGTACCAGCCGAAATCAATATTGTTGATGAAGATGGAAATACACCACTATTGATTGCATGTAGTGATGACGACTTAGATAAAATGAAGGAATTAATTGCGAAAGGTGCGATGATGACAGATGAAAATGGAATGAATATTAAAAATAATAACGGCATGGACTTATTGCATATTGCGTGTGAGAATAATAATATAGCCATTGTAGATTATTTATGTAATGTAATTAGTTATTCCATGGAATCAGATAATGAGGGTGAAAGACCGTTACACGTTGCTTCTTACTATGGGTCGAACGACCTTGTGAAGGTTCTTATAGGTGATTATGAAGGTGCTATGTGGAATATATTAGATGAATATACACAAGAAAATCGTATTCATTGGACACCTCTACACATGGCTATTATTGCTAATAATGTTGAGGTTGCCTTGACAATTATAAGTTACATAAAAACTTTTTATTCCTTATTAAATATAACAGATATTAATGGTTATACATGCTTAAATCTTGCATGTAAAAACGGGTTATCAGATGTTGTGCGAGAGCTAATTTTAATTGGTGCTGATGTGCATATTTGCGGTTGTAATAATGATAATCCTATTTTGAATAGTGTTAAGAATCAAGATTATGAAATTGTAGAATTATTGCTTTCTAAAGGTGCAGATGCAAATAGCACAAATGGACATAGAGAAACACCATTACAGATTGCATTAAAGAACAAAGATAAAAAAATGAAAGAGTTATTATTACAATATGGTGCAATTATTGAAGGTGTAGAACATTATATTTATTCACCAAATCCATGTTCTACAAAATACCCATATTTTATAGACAGTAATTACTTTGATGAGTTAGATGAATATAAATATAAAGAATTATACAAGAACGTTCCTAGTGATTTTAAAAAAACATGTAATTATGATGAAATGTTTGATATTGAAATGCCTAATTATCATTTAGAAAAAGAAGAATCTATATATGTGTTAAAATATGCTAATGTTCCTGCGTCATTTATGCGAATACAGAAAATCATAACAGAAAAAGAGGAAACAAAAATAATTATTAAAGCATTTTGCACAAGCAATACTATTTTTCAAGGTGTAGGTTCATTAGCTTATAGACATTTGTATAACTTTTTGAAAACAAAATTAATAACAGTTCAGCTATATTCAAGTAAAGAAGGACTGAAATTTTATCCTAAGCTAAATATGAAATTGATAGAAGATGGTGGGGATGACATTTTTAAATCAGTGATTGGGGTTGATAATCCAAATCCAATGCCACCAGAATATCCTAAGCTATTAGGCGGTAAAACAAAGAATAAAAAATCTAGTAAAAGGAAAACCAGGAAATCAAAAAAATAAATATATCACAACTAAATTAATGCTCTCAGAAATGTGTGTATAATAATTCATTATCCAATTCTGGAATAGTGCCTTGGTCATATTTTGTAAAACAATTCACCTCTGATATTTTCAAATTTCTTTTTTCCTTTGGATTTATTTCCTTTTTATAATTGGATACTCGTAATGTATACGACATATGTACATTATATTCATCTATTTTTGAAATTATTAAATTTAAAAATAGTCCCTTATAAGATGTAATATAATACTCAATAATTACACTGGGTTTTTTCTCCAATAATTTACTCATAACTTGTAACAATCTAAACTTTATATCTAGATATTGATTTTTTTTGTCTTTTTTTATAGTCGTTAAACAACTATTTGCTAATAACCCCAATTCATTCTCACCAAATGGACAATCCACATTGGGTTTTAAATGAATATATTTCAATAAATAATGACATATACAATCGGCTACTCTTCTTATTGGTGATGTAAAATGACAATATTCTGGCATTCCTACCAAATCATGACTTTCAGCATTAGATAAATAATCCGCCTTGATTCCATTTGTAATAATTTCTTTGATCATATCTTCTGGTGATATATCAGAATATAGATTCCGTAACCATTCATTCGCATGACAAGTTCTAAAAATTCCCATATTCAGATTTATTTTCAAATATTCCCCTACAAATGAATTTGCGAAAATAGCAAACTCTGCGATCATTTGTTTCATTTTCTTCTCTTCTTCGCTATCAACATACAAGTAAATATTATGTTCATTATACTTTACATAGGCCATTGACAATTCATTCAATTTAACGCCTTTTGTTTTTTCCGCCCTTATTTCTTTTAATTTATCTGCGATTAATAATCCTATTTTAATTTCTTCCAAGTCACTGTTAGATGCTGTATAATAAGTAAATGCGTTCTCTTTCTTTACTTTCAATTCTGTGTATAACAGCTTGATTGAATTCACAGGCATGTATGTATTCTTATCTATTTCAGTCAATATTGTTATTGCTTTTTTCCAATCTCCTTTTGAATTTTCCATTAAACTAGACAATTCCAATATTTCTTTTGGCATCATATGTATGGGAGGTCTATTTGACAAATATTTTGTAGTAGTCCGTCTTTTTATATCTTCCCACAATGGTGAATGTATGTCTATATACTCCGTTGGGTCGGCAATATGAATAGCTAAATATAATTTTCCATCTTCTTTATAAACACTAAATGCGTCATCGGCGTCTAAACAACCATCGGGGTCTATACTATACGTATTCCTATTACAGAAATTTGTCCGTTCTTTTATTTGAAATTTATGAGGTAAATGTATATGATCAGTCAGTGATTTATCATGTATGGCATCTCGTTTTGAACCATATACAGGCTCAATTATTTTCGTGTAATTATCTTCAAATATATTTTGCATGTTTGATATAAAGTATTATATGACATGATTAAATATTTTCAATTTTATATAAACTGAAAATATTGCATAATTTAACGCTGTAGTATAATATTAGGATCAACTCTTATACGGTACCATTTATTACCATCACTCCACAAAAGTGTATTATTTCTATCACTAAATGTGGCTTCTATTATTTTATTTCCTCTATGCCCTTTTTTCTTGCTAAAATTCACAATAAGTCTTTTGTCTTGTTTTGTATAATGAACTACCCATATTTCTTTATTAGAATCTGCACTTCTTATTGTTTTCGTATTATTATCAATAATGCGCAACGCGCCTGTGTGCTGCGGATCAAACCAATATGACTTCATATATAATTATAAATGTATAATTATATAATTAATTAACAATTATGATTCTTACATCATTCTTGGGAATCCAACTAGATTGGCACCAATACCGAATCCGGCACCACCACGAGCGCTTGATGCAATAGATGGTACAAACACGTCTAATACGGAGAATGTGGCAGCAGCCATCAAACCAATGACTACGATTTCCTCAATATTAAGTGCCTTTTTTGGAATAGCATATGCGGCGATGGCTACCATAACACCTTCAACGATGTATTTGATGGCTCTCTTCAAAAGTTCACTAAAGTCAAAACCAGACATTATATATATTACAAATAAAATATTATGATTCAATTATTATTAATCTCTTTAAAATCTATATAAACATTCTCTCATAAATATTCATATTATGTCTAGTTTTGAAAGAAAAATGGAAAATGGCGAACCAAACCCTAAATATATTGATCTTTGTGATGAAGACCCTTCTATTGCAGGACAAAAATTCGCCTGTTTATCCTTCGTTTCACCTGAGAATATCTTGAAACAAAGAACTCATTTTATCTTTGAACAATTCATCAAAGAATGGGATTTTACTAAATCTATTTCTAAAACAGTGGAATTTCTAAACTTCATCTGTTATAAATACAAAATCAAGAGCGATGATTTAATGAATGATTTCCAAGAATACGTCAAAGAAGAAAAGGAAAACTTAAAGTCATACACTATTGAAGACGATTATAAAACCTTCATGGACCAAAATGAAGATAAATTGAATGACGAATTTAATAAGCAATATAAGTTTCAAACTTCTGTTAGAGGACTTAAAGTTAGAGGAGTATTCCCAACTCAAGATGAAGCAGAGATGAAATGTAAGAAGTTAAGAGAGACTGACCCAAATCATGATATTTTTGTAGGGCCAATTGGTATGTGGATTCCATGGGAACCTGATGCTTATAAGACTGGACGAATTGAGTTTATGGAAGAAGAACTAAACCAGCTCCATCACGAAAAGGTTAAGAATGAGGTTAAGGCTAAAGAAGAATTTGATAATCGCGTTAAAGATGCTAAGCGCAAAGCCATTGAAGAAAATGTTAAAAAGGCAAGGGAGACTGGAAACGTATTAACACAAAGAATTGATGAAAATGATCAGCTTATTGGTGTTAGTGAAACTGTAAACTTTGATGAACGTGAAGCAGTCACTAGTGAAGAGGCACAGAAATACAATGAAGAGTTGAAAGCTAGACTAATGAAATAAATTCAAATAATAATTTTGTATTAATTTACTATACAACATTATTATATACATATGGAAATTAATAATATTTTCACGCATTTAGTCCAAGAGTTTTGTAAAGAACATATTGGTAGTGTGATATTTATCATTATTATGAGTGTTTCATTAGGACTTATACAAACAAATGGTATTAGCGAATTCACAGCCTTATTAATAGACCAAATTGAAGGCAATACAAATAAAATATGGCAACTATTTTATGTTTTGGCATTTTTCTTTGTTTTGTATCATATTTTCTATTATTTATTTAATTCTACACAAATCAGTCTTGTATATGAAATGAAACCATGGGCTCGGTTCAAATTAATGGATCTTATTATGCAAACCAATAACATTAACTTTAGTGAAGATAATTTTACTAAATTGAATTCTCCGATTCACCGGGTTGCCGATCTAATTTCACAAATTATTTTTGACATAATTGGTTATTTAGTGCCAAATATTATTTATCTTCTTATTATTGGTGTTTATTTCTGGTTTCTTGATCCATCATTAATGTTGATATTTTTAGGAGGAAATTCCTTGATATTATTAATTTATTATTTTTCATTTAATTATTTGTTGAATAAAAATATGGAATATGAGGACATTACCCAGAAGACGGATGGTATTATTATTGATTTATTGAATAATATGGATAAAATTATTTATAGAGGAAGAGTTCAAGAAGAATCAGAAAAATTTGAAAAGTTACAACAAGAGAACACCAAACATGGTAAAGAATATTATCTTGCTACAAATAGAATTTCACAAATTATGTCTTCTATATTGATGTGTGTTTTCCTCGTATCCATAGTGTACTTAATTAAGCTTGTAATAAATAAGAAAATCTCAAAAGTTAAATTTATTGCGTCATTTACTATATTGAATATTTTCAAGGATAAATTATGGTCTGTTTTTGAACAAATACCGGAATTTGCTGGTTATATTGGACGTATGAATATTTCGTTTCAATACTTCAAAGAAGTCAGCGAACAACTTGAATTAATATTGCAGAAACAAAAATATTCCGAGCCTAAATTACAGTATAATATTATTAAATATGAGAACCTTGATTATAGTTATTCAAATGGGAAAAAAGTATTTGATAATAAGAACATTTCTATCAATCTAAACAATAAAATTATTGGTATTACGGGACCATCTGGTAGCGGAAAGTCTACAATTATGAAATTATTATTGAGAATGTATAAATACGAAGGAAATATTTACATTGATGACGTTAATATTAAAGATATTGACCCTTTGTTTATTCGAAATCAATTTACATATGTGAATCAATCATCCAAGCTCTTTGATAAGAAAGTTATTGACAATATGTTATATGGGTGTATGGATGAGAACCAATGTAATAACTATCTAGAGAAAATCCTCAAATATCCTCAAATATCCAGATTATATAAAAACATTGACATCAATGAAAAAGATGCTGGACAGTTGGGTGAAAATTTGTCTGGCGGACAGAGACAAATTATCAATATGATTGGTGGGTTAATTAATAGTTCTCCCATTTTGATTCTTGATGAACCAACAAACGCATTAGACCCTTCGCTTAAAAACGAGGTTATTGGAATTATTAAAGATTTCAAACATGTAAAAAAGAACATTATTATTATTACACATGATAAAGACGTATTTACTATATTTGATGACGAAGTTAAACTTTAAACGATTTCATCATTTCCTCCAATTTTGTATATTCCAGTTTATATAATTCTTCTTGTATATATGTAGACCACGGTAACTGAGGTAGAGTTTGACTTAATGCATAATTAAATTGTATCTGTTCTAAGTCGGTGAATTTTTTGTTTTCTTCATAATAATCACTTAGTTCTCGTTTTTGTATCCTCTTTATAATATCTGTGATATCATCATAAATATTATCGTATTGAATCAAAATGTCATGTAAATAATGTTTATCATAAATTGATAAATCAGTTCCGAATGTTACATGTTCTCTCATTTCTAATATTTTTAATTCTTCTATAAAGGCCTTGTTACAATTCTCCATAAGCATATGGTTGATCTTCGGTGCTCGGGAAGATTCTATTTCCTCTCGCGCTTTCTTTTGGTTCTCATTTTTGATTTCATTTTTTATTTCTTCCATTAATTTCTTAGATATACATTTAGGTTGTGATGATTTATGAGAACTATACCGTGGATTTAAAAAAGTCTCATTTTCAATACAACCATCTTTATCATATGACACATATTCACGATTAACATTGTCAATCGCACGATCCGACCACGGAAATACGTGGAAATTTACTTGATTTAAACATAAGGTTCTCACATCACCAGGATGAACCTCTAATTGTTTAAAAGTCTTTGTTGTCTTAGCCTTTGTTTCCCATCCATTATATGCTTGTGTCTTTGAAGAAAAAAGAGAACCTAGCACCTCTTTCATTTTATTTAATTTCTGAATATTAGCATTATTTACAGCATATGATTTCCATTTTTTGAAAAAGCGTGTATTGAATGCAACAATTGATTTTGTTTTCACCTTTTTATCTATTTTTAGTAATTCTTGTAACTCATTTCTTAATAGGTTCTCAAAATATGTCTGTGATTCTTTAGAAAAGTATGGAAGTAACACAGAAGTCTTTGTACTTTTTTTACTTGAACTTCTTTTTTTTGTCCTCCTATGAGAACCTTTACTTTTATTATTCCTTGTTTTCATTATATTTTATATATTTAATACACATATAAAATACTATTTACCAGTTTGTTTTTTTTACATTTATATTCGTACCCTTCTTTTTACGATGATTATTCGGGTCATATGCCTCATCTTCATCATCTGAACCCAGATTCTTACTTATTTCCCAGAATTCCTTGCTTCCTAATTTGAATTGTGGATGGTTCTCCGCTTTGTACCAAAATATCTGATCTGTTAATTTATTAGACTTAGCATTGTTATTTATTACTAAACATTCATAATTTTCTGTTGTTGCATCCATAATTGAACAGAAACTCTCTAATGTTGGAAACATAGATGCGTAGTTCTCCCATATGCGTTTTCTATTTGTAAGATAAGGTTCTCTCAAAATGAAAACATAATCAATATTTGTACGTAAATTAGGAGGGATACCTAATGGATATTGCATTGTTATTATCAACATGACTTTCCAATGACGTCCATTCATAAACAATAGACGCATCATTTTATCACGAGTCCAGCTCTGGTCATATAAACAATCATCCATGATTACAAATGTCCGTGGATCAATGGATGTCTTTTTATAGGTTTCCATTTCCTTTTTTGCTTGCTTCAATACCGCTTTTTGTCTCCGCAATATGTTCTCAATTAATACTGTATTATATTCATCATGAATAAATAGTTTAGGCACATGCTCTTTATAAAATCCGTTCCCTGCTTCTGTTCCGGACATAACTGTTCCTATTGGTATATCCTGATGATAATACAATATGTCACGGACTAAATAGGATTTACCAGTATCACGTCTTCCTATTAATACAATTACTGGACCCTTATTTTCATTCGGTTTAAAGGTAATATCCCGCATATTAAATTTTTTTAATTCTAATGTCATATACTTATTACAAATATTTATAAAATTAATATTATTACGAACACTTTTATTACACCAACCGAAAAGAAAAATGAGACAAAACATAATTATTATTTGTATATTTTATAACTATGTTTCAAGTAATTTGTTAAATGTTCTTTTGTTATTTTAGTTTCTAATATTTCTTTTATTGTATTATAAATATCTTCATATGTATTTGTACTTTCCTTTTTTATATAATGTTTTAACTGACTGAAAAACTCTTCAATTACCGAAAGAAAAGAATAATATTTCAGATTTATTTTTTTAATATGTCTTTGTCTCATTTTTCTTTTCGGTCGGTGTAATTAGTTTAAACAATTTAGATTTTTTATTATTACACCCTATATGTCAGTGAAGGACAAGTTTACAATAAACTATGAAAACGTACATCAGATTGATTTACAGTGTATCAAATCACAATTCAAACCATGTAGCGACGATGAAGAATTACAATATAATCCTTTTAATATTTCTAATATACAAAATTATATTCCTACATATGACCTGTTTTTTAATATGAATCCATCTAATTATAATGAAATATCTCTTAATAAAAAACGGACCTTTATAGATTTACATCATGTATATGATGATAAAAATATAATTGAGAAAAACGTGTTTATAAAATATTCACCCCTTTTGGATCCAATTAAATATATGATTGGCAAATATGATTTAGATGATAATTCAATAAGACAATTACCGTCTATTGAAAATCAAGTATGCAATGAAAAGATTAGCAGCAAAAACAACTCATCATATGTTGATAATTTTTTTAGCTACTTATCTGGACGTATGCTACATCATTACAATCTTGTAAATTGTGTTGATTATTATGGCACATATTTATGTATTCAAGATAAATTCAAGATGAATATTACAGACGATTACGATTATTTACACGATTCTAATTTTTTTTACAATAATATTAACAAACATTGGTCTATTACCAAATTAGATATTTTACAACAATTTATGGGTAATAACTCTCGCAATAACAGGGTTAAAGTTGATATCAGTGATGAAAATATTATTTTAGAAGATGTTGAAGAGCTTGAAGAACCTCAATGTTCTCAGGAACAATGTTTCACTAATATTGAAGAAGTTTTAGACACATTTACAAGTGATTCAACTGATACTATTGAACTCGCAAATGATAATTCATCCAATGAAAGTGATAGTGATGAATGTAGCAGTGGAGAGGAAGAAGATTGTGATGATAATAGTGAAGATGATGATGATGATGATTCTGATATTGTTGAAATTCCGGATAATGTAAATATTTTCGCTTATATTAATAATTTCCCTGTTCAGATGATTTGTTTGGATAAATGCGATGGAACAATGGACTCTCTTTTTGAAGAAGAAAGTATGACTGAACAACTTGCTATTAGTGCTCTTATGCAAGTTATTATGATACTTATTATATTTCAAAAGGCCTTTCATTTCACACACAATGATCTCCATACAAACAATATTATGTATGTTAATACGGATATTGAATTTCTTTATTATGAATACAATCATAAGCGTTATAAGGTTCCAACATATGGAAAAATATACAAAATTATTGACTTTGGAAGAAGTATTTATAAATTCCAAAAACAAATATATTGTAGCGATAGTTTTGCCCCCAAAGGTGATGCTTCTACACAATATAATTGTAAACCATTCTTGAATCCAAATAAACCAATTATTGAACCAAATATGAGTTTTGATTTATGTAGGCTAGGATGCTCTATTTTTGATTTTATTCTTGAAGATATCAAACAAAAACCGACCAATTCTTTGGAAGAAGTCATCTTGAGATGGACGACGGATGATAATGGTGTCAATATTTTATATAAACAAGATGGTTCAGAGCGATATCCTGATTTTAAATTATATAAAATGATTGCCAGGAACGTACATGCACATACACCTGATAAACAATTAGAGTTTGATACATTTAAACAATTCTTAAATGATGAGTGCTCTGATAATGTAATGAATATTGACGAAATTCATGTATACGCATAAGTGGAATGATTCAAGATCACCTATTTTATAATGTAAGTAATATATTTACATTATATCAACAATTTAGTGTTCATTTGATACTATTGAAAAAATCATGGACGTTTTTACAATCAATTGCTATTTGTATTATCCTTGAATATGACATTTTTTTGTTTTCTATATTTTTTATTTTTGTTTTATATTTGCTATATTTTTGACCTACATAATAATAATTTACTATTTCCTCCAACATATTTGAATTTATATAATCCATTTTAAGCACCTTGTCAACACGTCCTGGACGTGTTATTGCAGGATCTATTATATCTAATGTGTTTGTTGTGAAAAAAACGATACTTTCATTAAGTTCTACAATACCATCTAATACAGCAAGAACATAGTCTAGTGTTATGCCATCTTCATTTTGTAAAATTTGTGCCTTCAATAATTTCTCTATATTTTCATTTATGTCTAATTTACCAGCATCTGTATATTGTGTCATTTTTTCAGCTGAATTATGGGATTCTATTGTGTCACGTTTCTTCAATACATTATTTTGATTCGCATCAAAATCCTCAAAGACAATAATCAACTCATTTTGATTGTATACTTTTTTATCAATCTTCATAGGTCTAAATAAAGCGACAAAATCACTACATGTTTTGATTTTAGACCACGATACCAATATACAATGACGTTTTGTATGTCTTATTGTGCTTTTAATTAATGACGATTTACCACAACCAGGTGGTCCATGTAACATAAAAACGCATTTAAATGGTATTCCGTATTTTTCATTTATTTCGCGTTTTTTATGGTTGGGATCTAAAAAAGGTTCCAAATATGATATTACTTGTTGTTTCTCTTCAAAGAATATATTATCAAATGATTTGTTAGTATGAAAAGGCGCTTCACTGAATTCTATTGTGAGTTTATTGTAATCATCCTTAACTGTTTTCTGAAACTCAAAAATCATTTGTTGTTCCGAATTATTATCATTTATATATTCTTCCTCTATTGATTTTAAAAATGTGTTTATTTTGTCCATTTGATTCAACCCAGGTGTAAATAATTTATAAATGTATTTTTTAATAGAGTATTTCATAATCGGTTCAGAATCGTTTTTATCATTCTTATTTGAATCATCACCCTCAAAAATCACTTCCAAATAAATATTGTTTTTATTACACAATAATATACTTTGTTTATTTCTTGGTATCAATAGAAAATCAGATGTATTCAAATCAATATACTTTACATTTTCAAAATTCAATATTTCGGTTAAGGATGATATTTTGTTTACATGATGTTTCTTTACATGATGTGTTATAGCAAAAAATTTTTCACTATATAGAGTTTTTTTTATTGGCTTCACACCACCATATCCTGTATAGAGTTTCACATGATATGGTATTATGATGTTGGTATTATAATAATCATTTGTTAAAAAATCCTGGATTTTATTTTCTATGTTTTCAATAATCACTCTTGGTGTTAGTTTATATACACCGTATGTGCATATAAATATCCATAAAATTGGATTATTATATAATGACGGTTCCTTCATTATTTGTGTTAAAAATGACGCTTCTAATAAATACCACAAATTCATTAAATTTATATATAACTTCGTCTTTGTATTTTTTTTGTTATATAATTTCACGCTTTCGCTCCCCCTCCTTCTTCTACAGTTTCATTATTCTACGCGCTTTCCCTCCCCTCTCCCCTCCTTCTTCCACAGTTTCATTATTCTACGCGCTTTCCCTCCCCTCTCCCCCTCCTTCTTCTACAGTTTCATTATTCATGTATTCATTATGTGAATTTAAAATTCAATGCATTGTATATTATAAAATCATTCATATATGTATGATTATGTGTTTTTCAGTCTAAAAGTGAAAAGTGTGATATTTTTATTGTAGAAAGTATTCTGAATTTTTTGAAAATGGACAATTTTAAAATGTCCAATTTTTTTTTCTATAGAAATACTTTTTTTCGAGTTTTTTGTCAGAAATTATAATTCCAGTTTAAAGCATAATGCTGTAAATTTGATTTTTTCATCGGAAAAGTTGTTACTGACTTTTTTTCGGGTTTTTTTTTCGGCATTTTTTTCTTTAGTCATTTTATACGAAGAATGACGAAGGAAAAAATGCCGAAAAATGCCGAAATTTTCCATTGCGAATTTTGTGACTTTTCATGCTCTAAAAAAAGCAATTATAACTTTCATATTTCCACACTGAAACATAAAATACGAACAAATACGAATGAAAAAATGCCAAAAAATGCCAAAGCATATAATTGTGAATGCGGTAAGATTTATAAGCATGCGTCGTCTCTGTGGAATCATAAAAAGAAATGTAATTTCATAGAAGAAGAACCCGAATCACAGAATCAGCTTATAATTAAAGAAGATTCCGATTATAAAACCCTCTTTTTACAAGCCATAGGCGAGATGAAAGAACAAAGACATGATTTTATAAAACAACTGCATGAACAACAAGAAGAAGCCAAACGCAAAGACGAGTTGATGATGGAAATGATAGGAAAAATTGGTAATACCACAAATAATAATAATATAAACATTAATATGTTTTTGAATGATAAATGCAAAGAAGCATTGAATTTCTCGGAATTCTTACAAAGAATACAAGTATCATATGATGACCTGGAAAATAATGAGCGGTTAGGTTTTGTAAATGGAATCACCAAGATTTTAATGGATAATCTGAATCAATTACAAGTATATGAAAGACCCATACATTGTACGGATGCTAAACGCGAAACACTCTATATAAAAGATGACGATAAATGGGAAAAAGATACATCAGAGAAAAAGCTAGAATCAGCAATCCAAGAAGTAAGCCGTAAAAGCATGACATCACTAATGGATTGGAAACATGAGAACCCAGATTACCAAGATATGGATTCCGATTTTTCAAAAAGATGTATAAATATTCAAAAACAATCAATCGCATCAAATAATAAAAAGACATATTATCCAAAAATAATACATAATATAGCCCGTAAAAATACAATCAAAAACGAGGATTTATAAACATATAGATAGGATATGTTTATAATAAATTCATCAAGGGTTTATACCAGTGAAGATTTACACCATTGAAAGATTCAAAATGTCCCATTTTGATCTTCAAGGGTTTAAAACCCAGGCTCATCTGTGAATATCTGAGACACAGATTCGCTTGGTTCTCCAAAACGAAAGATTTCAGAGATTTTGGAATCAAACTGAAAGAACAAAACTAGCGGTAACATAGCGCATACAAATACAGCAAAAGTATCACGAATAATGAGTTTCAAAGGTTTTTGTTTCTTTTCAATATATTTCATTTCAAACATTTTCGCAACAAAAAACAAAAAGCTAATGACCAGAGATAAAATTAATATTTTTTCCATTATATGAAAAATATTGATTAAAAAGAAGTTATTTAAACGAATTAACCCAGCACCTCAATTTCACCAAGAGATAATACATCGTTATTACTATTCATATCAATAATACCTAAATCATTCAGACTCAATTCATCTGTATGGATCTGAATTTTATCACTGTCATCCTCTTCTTCTTCTAATTTCCTTTGCATTGCTCGTTCATTGCTTATTTCTTCCAAAACATCAATATCCTTTGATGCAGTGATATTTTTCACATCTCCAGTCTCAGCATCCTGAACGCTATCTATATCATTAAAACTTAATCGTGTAAGAACTGGTTCTTCATCAATATTCTTGATTGTGGGTACAAACGATTCATCCATTTTCTCCTCTTTGACCTCCTCCTCTTTCTCCTCCTTTACAGTTTCAACTTCTTCTTCGGGTTTAATATCTTCAATTATCACCTCTTCTTCTTGCTCTTCACTTTCATCCATGTATGCTCGTATGATTTGTTCTGTTGGTATACTTTCACGCACTGTTGTTAAAATACATTCTTGTATAAGCTGTTCAAGCTCTCTATTATGCTTTTGTCTTATTAATGGAGACACTTTAACATCAAATAAATATACATTACTGTAACATTTACGTGCGCTATGAATGTATATTTTATGAACGAAATTATTCAAATTAGGTATTGAAATATCAATCTTCTTTTGTTTATTTCCAACGCGCACACATGTTAATACCTTTAATTGTATAACATGAACACATGAAATGAGATCTTCCAAATAATTACAACCACTGCGCTCAATAATTCGCTTGACTTCATCTTCAATTAATACTTGGTTCCATTTTGGAATACGTGACAATAGATTCTGGAATGTCATTAAATATTTTTCCATCTCTTCATTTTCACTGCACAATTTATAGGCTTCTTGGAAAATTGATTTCATACCTTCAACAACAAGTGGTGTAAAAATATTTACTAAACGAGCACACCACTCATTTCGTGATTCTTGTAAATTTGACATAACAAAGTCGTCCATTTATTTTTAAATCACATATTTTGTTAATATATTAAACGAATATATCATCGTGTATATCTAAATAATATACAACATGTAATATTTACACCCTTGAAGTTTTCCAGATTTGATTTATTCAACACCCAATTGTATGTCAATTTCATATGTATCTTCACCTCGTTTAATCATTTCTTTACGCATTTTTAGCAGAACGATTCAATTCTTTTGGTTCTTCATAATAACTGTGGGTATGATTTTAGTAATATCAACATTGTCAATTACGCTACATAGTTCATTAAAGCATTGTCTTGTTCTTGTGTAATTTTATAGGAAATAGAAGAACGGTTATTCCGCGTAATATTATGTTGTGTTTTATATTTTTCAATCCATCTATATAATGATGTCTTGCTACACCCAAAAATATCACATACTTCGTCCATACTATTTTGTGTTTCTAAATAATATTTAACCGCACTAATCTTGTAATCTTCTGTTTTATGTTTCATTCGTCGTTATATATGTTGTTCCGTTTTAAATCTTCAAGGGTGTAATCACTATAAATTAAAAGATGAAGAATATAAACATATAGACAACATTGATCCAAATATTAAAAATAAATTAGATAAAAATGCATTTGTCTCTATTATTTGAATTTACACATTGAAATTAATATATTTTTATATAAAAATATATTAATAATATAATATGAAAGAGTATTTTTGTGGATTATTGGCTTATTTCAAAAATGAAAGAAATGGTTTAAACGAATGGATTATGCATCATAAAAAATGGGGAGTTGAACATATATGGTTAATTGATAATGGGTCATGTGATGATTATGATATTAGTGATCATATAAATGAAGGATTTGTAACAGTATTTGAAGAAAAAACTATGGGTCAAATAAAGGCATATCAAAAATATTTACCAGAATTAAAACAAAAAGTAAAATGGTTAGGGATTGTTGATATGGATGAATATATGTTTTCAAAAAAAGAAGATGATCTTAAAACGATATTAAAAACGATTAATGATGATATTACGCAAATTCTTATTCAAATAAAAATTTTTTATCCGCAAACATTTCTTTCTCCAAAATCATTAATAGAAAAAAGTACTTATTATTGTGCAGGTAGTAGAGGGCATCCAAAATGTTTTTATAATTTAGATTTAGTAGATATTAATCAAGGTGATATGGTTCATGGATTGGGAAAAAAAATGCGAGAAAAAGGTACAATAGACATTGATATGAATTCAAAAAAATTATGTATAAATCATTATCAATTTGGAAGTTTTGAATATTTATATGGAATTAAAGAAGGTCGTGGAGGAGGTGTACATAAAGATAAATATAGAAAAAAGCAAAACATTGTTAATGGTCCTGAGAATTTTGATACATATTTACGTGACTGTTCTCCTGATATAATAGAAAATTGTAAATTAGTCCCACCTAAGACAGAATTATATCCAAAAACTACATGGCAAAAATTACAAAAGGAATATCCTGAAAAATTTGAATTATATAAAACATACGGTAACGAAGAAGGAATATTATCTTTGGACAAAATAAAAGAAATCAATAATTTTATGGAAACAATTAAGTAATTTTTGCTAATTATAGATATGTATATAAATATATATATATATCTATGAAATTTTTTCATACTGATTTATCCGCATGTCATGCAGGGTTAAGTCACCAAATGAGTAATTTTACACCTTTGCACATTTAAAACGCCGATTTTATCAGCATAAAAAATAATTTAAAAATGTAAAATCAACAGGCGTGCTTACTCTTACGAGGTTGTTTCTTAACGCCGATTGTCTTACTTAACCCTGTCTTTTTGTTTCCACAGGTGAAAGACGATGCTTTTGCTTCACATTGAAACTCTACTGGTCTTGTTTGATTATGTATCCAACATTCAGTTAAGTTCAGTATATTTATTGCAGAATTCTTATCCCTTGTTCTAAATACGACATTTTTGTTTTCGCAACTCACGTAGTTAGAACAAGTAAATAATCTGTATATTTCTACTCCTTTTGTATCTTTGTAATGTTTCAAATCTTTTCTACATTCACAACACTTTTGAGATGTATAAAATTCATTAATAGTTATTGTATCATACTTTTTATGAATTAGTTTCCTTAATCCTTTATTCATTGTAGGCATTGTATATTTCATTTGTGAAGAACTGCTCCAATTACCATAACCAATAAGTATATTTTCTCCAAATGTTTCTTTTATTTTATTCAAAAATGTATCATTGCTAAATTTAAACCTATATTATCTTGAATGCGTAAATCTCTCCTGAATATAAATAATCAGTTTCAAACAAATATAATATTTAAATAATATATATTTAATGAATAATTCGAATAGAAAAAGAATAGATCCAGAAGATTTAATAGTAGGTAATGAATATGATTTAGAAATAATGTATAGTAACCATTTAGACCTAGCCATTCTACAAGGCTTCGTAGGAAAAGAACGAAATATGATATATAAGAAATGTAAATGGGATCCATATGGCCATCCTCATTTGTTACTATTTTTTGACACTAAGAATTCGTCGGGATACAGATACACTACCGAGATTGAATGGAGTCCTCTAAATAAAATATATCCTAGTTATTCCAGTTACACATTGAAAGAACAGCTTAAAGATTCAAAAGAGCCTAATGCTTTATCAGCATTAGATAAAGCAACTGGTGGTGTAGAAGACTTAAATAAACATATATCGGAATTTGGTGGAGGAAAAAGAAAAAGAACAACCAGAAAACAAAAAGGCTGTAAAAAAAAGAAATCAAGAAGAAAACAAAAAGGCTGTAAAAAAAAGAAATCAAGAAGAAGTAAAAAATAAATAACTAAAAATAATATAATTAATTATTTATAAGATCACGTATATGTGTTTCACTGTCAATAAACGAGGTCATATG